CTGAAAAGGTTAGTAATCATTTAGACAGATCTAAAGAAAAACCTAAACTTATTGAAGTTTCACCTGAAGATGTAAAAACAACAAGCAGAAGTTTAGGTATGGGTGGAAAAGAAACTAAGATTGTTGGTTTAGTTCCACAAGCTCCAAAAAGAATTTTAATTAATAAAGATACAGGTGAACAAGTAGTACAAGGTAAGTATGGAGGAGAGTTAGGATACGAACAAGATACTACTAGAGCAATAGGTTATGGCATGAGATCAAAGGCTAAAGCACGAACAAATATAGAAGCAATTAATGCAGCAAATGATCCAAAAAAAGGAGTAAGATGGGGTAATACTACACAAACTGAAGGCATGACTAACTTTATGATTAGGTTTGACGAGAATGATAATGCTTTAATATATCCTGAGTATTCTGATACTTCAACAGAAAATTTAAATATGTTTGCTGCTAGTGTATTAGCAGGTGCAGCAGCTACTTATGGCCCAGGTATAATGTCTAAAGTAGGAACAAAAGCAAGTTCTTTAGGTGGAAAAGTAACTAGTAAAATAGGCTCTGCCGTAACTGAAAAAATTAAAAATATAACTGTAAAAGATCTTGGTAAAAAATTTGCTAAAAAACTAGCTGAAAAAACAATAACTGATGCCGTAATATCAAAACAATAATGAGTTAATGATTCCTCATTTAAAATAAAGAATCTATAATTGGCTACCTTATCCCCCCTTACAGGCTACGGATAGCCCCAATAAGAAGGAAGTAAAATGGCTGAAGCAGCAGAAGTAATAGAAACACCTGAAGTTAAACCTCAGAAAAAGAAAGTAATAGGCTTTGCTACACGATCTGCAAATTTAGAACGTATAGAAAAAGAAGAAAAAGAATTAGAAGAATTAAAAAAACAAAATACAGAACAGGTTGAAGAGGAAGAAAAAGAACCTGAACCTGAACCTGTTACAGCAGAAGAAAAAAGTTTTAAAAAAAGATATGGTGATTTAAGAAGACACTCACAAAAAAAAGAGCATGATCTTCAAAAGCAAATAGATGAGTTAAGAACTCAATTAGATGCTTCTACAAAGAAACAAATTAAGTTACCTAAATCAGAAGAAGAGTTAGATGAGTGGACTAAAGAGTACCCTGATGTAGCTAAGATTGTAGAAACAATAGCTATTAAAAAAGCTAAAGAACAATCTAAAGATTTAGAAGAAAAACTTAAACAAATTAATACAATGCAAGATGATGCATTAAGAGAGAAAGCTGAAGTAGAATTACTAAAGAAACATCCTGACTTTGTAACTATTAGAGATCAAGATGAATTTCATACTTGGGTAGAAGAACAACCTGAGTGGGTTCAAAAAGCCTTATATGAAAATGAACATGATGCTAATTCTGCTGCAAGAGCTATTGATCTTTATAAGTCTGATATGGGTATTAGTGCTAAGAAAGTAACTGCAAAAGATAAAAGTCTTAATGCAGCTAAATCTGTAACCACTAATAAAGGTAATCCTAATAGTTCACCTGAAGTAGGAACACTTAAAGAATCAGATGTAGAAAAAATGTCAGCTAGAGAATATGAATCAAAGCAGGAAGAAATAACTAAAGCCATACAAAATGGTACATTTATATATGATTTGACAGGTTCAGCAAGATAGTACTTGACATTCAAGCATTTATATTTATAACAATAGTTCAACAATTACTGTAAGTGTAGTTTGCCCCTACACGGATACCAAGTTACACTTACAAAATTTTATAACGCAATATAACAATTTTCGGAATACCTGAAACTTGATTGCCCATATTATATAGCTTGTGACGGCATCTATATAATTTGCACCAATAAAGACAGCCCCTAGAATGATTGTGTAAGAACTGCGTTGGATACTTATACTTTTTTTCAAGGAGAAATACAATGGCTTTTCCTAAAGCAACGGGCCATAATAATTTACCTAATGGTAATTTTAGTCCAGTAATATACTCGAAGCAGGTACAACTTGCTTTCCGTAAATCCTCTATAGCAGAAGATATAACCAATAGTGATTACTTTGGTGAAATTGCTAATATGGGTGATTCCGTTAAAATAATTAAAGAGCCTGAAATTTCAGTACAGGCTTATAATCGTGGTACTCAAATTACTGCACAAGATATTGATGACGAAGATTTTACATTAGTTGTTGATCAAGCTAACTATTATGCATTTAAAATGGATGATATTGAAGAAGCTCACAGCCATGTAAACTTTTTATCACTAGCATCTGATCGTGCAGCTTATCGTTTAAGAGATCAATATGATCAAGACGTTCTTGGTTATCTTTGTGGTTTCCAGCAATCAGCAAAACATGGTAATGCTGATACAGCTAGAACAAGTTCACCTGGTACTAATGCTGTTTCTACAGCAGGTAGTGATGAACTTCTTACTACTATGAAGTTGACTAAAGAAGATTTTGGTAATATCAACTCTCCAGGAACAGGTAATTCTATTCCTTTAGCTCCAAGACTTCCAGGACAAACAGCACAATCAACAACTACTGCTACAGCTTTACAAGTTATAAATCGTATGGGTCGTTTGTTAGATCAACAGTTTGTTGATACAGCTAACAGATGGTTAGTAGTTGATCCTGTATTTATTGAAGTACTAAAAGATGAAGATAGCAGATTGCTAAATTCTGACTTTGGTGGGTCTGGATTACAGAATGGTTTAGTTGTAAATAATTTACATGGATTTAAAATTTATGTATCTAATAATTTGCCTCAGATAGGTACAGGCTCTGGTACTACAGGTGCAAGTAATCAAAGTGATAACTTTGGTGTTATTGTAGCTGGACATAGCTCTGCCGTAGCTACTGCTCAACAAATTACAAAAACAGAAAGCTATCGAGATCCTGACAGCTTTGCTGATATCGTTCGTGGTATGCATCTTTATGGTCGTAAGATTTTAAGACCTGAAGCAATTGTTACTGCTACTTTTAACGTGGCTTAAGAAGGAGATATATAATGGCTACAGTAGATCAATCAAGTGGTATAAATGGGGGTACACACCCTACTAGAGCTATCCGTAAGATGCCTTACAAAATTGAAACAGATGTTAATTTAGCAACTGTTACAACTACTAAAGGTTCAGCTATCGGATCAGCAGACGTAATTCAAGTGTTGGATATTCCAGGTAAGTCTTTGGTATATGCAGCAGGACTTGAAATGGTTACACAAGGTGATGGTAAGTATACAGTAGATTTAGGTGTTGAAACTGTAGATGGTGATGTATTTGTTGATGGAGTAGATTGGGGATCAGCAATTGCTACAGGTACAATTACTCAAATGGCTGCTGCTTATCAACCTGTCGTACTTGGCTCTGATTTAACATTAGATCTTACTATTGGTAAGGCTAATACAGCAGCAAGTGCTTTACCTACAACTGGTGTATTTCGTGCTTGGGCTGTCGTACAAGACATTAGTAATGATTTAGGCCCAGATGAAGTAGATCGTGATCAATTAGCTTAATGCTATATTGTTGATATATGGGTAGCTCTTGTTAAGAGGGTTACCCATTTTTTTTTTAAGGAAAGATAATTGTGGCAATTACACAAGCTTTATGTACATCATTTAAAAAAGAATTGCTTGAAGGTAAGCATGACTTTTCTGTTTCTGGTGGACATACTTTTAAAATTGCTTTATATAGTGCAGGTGCAGCATTAAGTGCAGGTACTACAAGTTATACTACTAGTGGAGAAGTAGCAGGTGCAGGATATACAAGTGGTGGATTAAATTTAACTAATAAGACTGCTACTACATCAGGTACAGTAGCATTTACTAGTTTTGATGATGTAGTATTTTCTAATGCTTCTTTAACAACAAGAGGTGCTTTAGTATATAACTCAACTACAGATGGTACATCTAATACTACTAATGCTGTATGTGTACTAGATTTTAGTGCAGATAAAACAACAACAACTGCTAATTTTATAGTAGGTTTTCCTACAGCAGACAGTACTACAGCTATTATAAGGTTTGAATAAAAATGGCTACAATTACTGTATTAGATAGTACAGGAGAAGTATATGGTGTTGCTAGATATGGTACATCTACTTATGCAATTGTTAATGGTTTAAAAGTCACACCTGATGGAGTTAAAGCAACTTCAGTATTAGGTGAAGAAAGTATTACTGCAACACAATTTGACTATACAGCAGTAGCTGATAACTATGAAAGACGTAGAACAGTTCATGTACATAGATCAACTACATCTTCAGATAGAACAGTAAAGGTAGCTTAATATGTTTACATGGCCTAGTAAAGACCCTGATGAAACAGTAGACTTTAGTATGGATTGGTCAAGGTATTTAAATGATCAAGCTACTATTAGTTCTGTTACTTGGTTTGTTGATAATGCTTCAGGAACTAAAACTGAATTAGCTAGTGTTAATGATGTAGTAAATGGAATACAGTTTGTAGGTAAATCTAATACTAATACTGTAGCTACTATAAATGTTGCACTAGGTACTAATAATTTTAAATACAAATTTAGTTGTCAAATAACAGATACAACTGGAACAATTGCTGAAAGAACAGTATTACTTCCTATTAAGGAAACATAATGGCATATAATTTTTTAGGACTTGTTAATGAAGTTAATCGTAGACTTAATGAAGTAGAACTTACTAGTTCTAATTTTGCTAGTGCAGTAGGATTCTATTCACAAGTTAAAGATAGTGTTAATGCTGCAATACAAGAAATAGATCAAGAGTATCCTGAGTGGCCTTATAACTTTGTTGAACAAGAAGATACTTTAACTGCTGGTATTACTAGGTATAGTTTTCCTGCTAATGCTACTGTTTTAGACTTTGAAAGTTTTAGAGTTAAAGAAGATACTACATTAGGTAATAGAACACAAAAGTTACAAGTATTAACTTATGAAGAATACTTAGATAGATTTGTTGAGCAAGAATATACAAGTGATACAAGTTTAAGAAGTGTTCCTGTATATGTAGCTAAAGGGCATGGTTTAGAATATATATTATCACCTGCACCTAATAAAGCTTATACAGTAGTATATGAATATTATTTAACTAGTACAGATTTAATAGACTCAACTGATGTACCTAAGATACCTGAGATATACAGAAATGTAGTTGTTGATGGTGCTATGCATTATGCCTATATGTTTAGAGGCAATACACAAGATGCAATGGTTGCAGAGAAAAAGTTTAAAGATGGTTTAAAAAACATGAGAATTGTTTTAATTAATAAAAATACTTATGTTAGATCAACTATGTTAACAAGAACACAACGTAGTACATATGTTTATAGATTGGCTTCTTAATGCCTGATAATTTACAAACATATGCTTTTGAGTTTAAAGGTGGATTAATAAGTAATCTAGCACCTTTACAGCATGGTATACAGCAACCAGGTACTGCTAGAATATTAAGAAACTTTGAACCTTCAGTAGAAGGTGGTTATAAAAAAATATTAGGTTATAATAAGTTTGATGATAATGTAGTTCCAGGTTTTAATGTTTGTAAAGTACATGGAGCTAGTCAATCAGGTACAACATTAATAATAGGGAATGTACATTTTACACCTGTAGTAGGAGATACTTTAACAATAACAGGAGTAGATGGTACATACACAGTAGCATCAGGAGGTGTAAGTTATAGTAGTACAACTAAAAGAGCTACACTTACTTTAACTACTAGTTTAGATAGTAGCCCTGCTGATCAAGCTAATGTAACTTTTACTAGTGGTTCTAATAAAGCTGTACATGGATTAGCTGCATGGGAATCAACAGTTATAGCAGTAAGAAATAATAATGTTTATAGTTCAGCAGGTTCAGGATTTACACAAATAAATGTAAGTCAGTATGGAGTACCTAGAGTAAATGGTGGTAGTCAAAGTGGTGGAACTTTAAATGTTGATGGATTAACATCAGCACCACAAGTAGGAGATACATTTACTATTGCAAGTGTAGCTTTAGTTTATACAGTAACAACTAAACCTACAGTTAATGCAGCAGGTGAATCAGCAATAGCTATATCACCTGATTTAAATAGTAGCCCAAGTGATGATGCTGTAATAACATTTTTAACAGCAGCAAAAGTAAATGCAGCTACTAATATAAATAGATTTTCTAAATATAGAATAGGTACAACAGAGAAGATAGCAGGTGTAGATGGTACTAATTATCCATTTGTATATGATGGAACTACTTATACACCTTTAACAGGAGCACCTGATGATGTATTAGGTGCATCTCATACAGCATCATATAAGAATCAATTATTTTTTGCTAAAGGAGATGTATTAACTTTTACTGCACCTTATACAGATAATGATTTTGATGCAGGTAATGGTGCTGGAAATATAAGTGTAGGTTCTAACATAACAGGTTTAATTGCTTTTAGAGATCAGTTAATTATATTTAGTGAAAATAAAATTGATAGGTTAGTAGGTAATACTATAGCTGATTTTGTTTTACAACCTGTAACTAGAAATATAGGATGTATAGATTCAGATACTATTAGAGAGGTTGCAGGAGATGTAGTATTTCTTGGGCCTGATGGTATTAGATCTTTAAGTGGATCAGATAAAGTAGGAGATTTTGATTTAGCAGTTATATCAAAAACTATACAAAAAGAAGTAACAGATGTTATTAATTCTAATGATTCTTTTATGAGTGTAACTATAAAAAATAAATCTCAATATAGATTGTTAGGATTTAATTCTAATATTAGTGATGCTGCTGCTACTGGTATTATAGGAACACAGTTAGCAGGGCCACAAGGTTCTATGTTTGGTTGGTCAGAAATTAGAGGGTTTAAAGCATTTGTTGCAGATAGTAATTATAAAGCTAAAACTGAAACAATAGTATTTGCAAATACAAATGGTTTTGTATATAACATGGATACAACTAATACTTTTGATGGTACTGATATAGAGGCTACATTTGCATCACCTTTTGTACCTTTAAGTGATCCTGAGTTTAGAAAAACTATTTTTAAACTACATTTATATACAGAGCCTTCAGGTAGTTTTGATACTACAGCTAGATTAAAGTTTGATTTAAATGAAGAAGGTAGTGTGCAACCAGCATCAATAGCACTATCTAATACAACATCAGGAGTTGCAGGTGTATATGGTAGAAGCACTTCTACTTATGGTACAGCAGTATATGGTGGTAGATTAAAAAAGAAATTTACAGCACAAACAGTAGGATCAGGATTTAACGTATCAGTATTGTTTTCATCTACTGATTCAAACCCTTCATATTCTTTAGATGCTGCAACATTAGAATATGGCACTTTTGATAGACGATAATAACGAGGTAATTTAAAATGGGTACAGGCTACAATAGAAACGATTCCAGCAATAATATTGCTGATGGTAATGTAATTAATGCATCAGATTTAGATGGTGAATTTGATGCAATAGTTAATGCATTTAAAACAGATGGACACTCACATGATGGCACATCTGCTGAAGGTGCAGCTATTGTAAAAGTTGGCCCAGCACAACAATTAGAAATTAGTGCTACAGCTTTATCTCCAGCAACTACTAATACTTTAGACTTAGGTGGTAGTGCTAAACAATTTAAAGATTTGTATCTTGATGGTACTGCTAACTTAGATAATATATCTGCTGATGCAGCTAATGTTATTGGTGCAGTAACTATGGGTTCTACTTTAAGTGTAGTAGGTGCTGCATCTGTAGGAGGTAGTTTAGGAGTTAGTGGAAATGCTTCTGTAGATGGATCTTTAAGTATAGGTGGCACATTTAACTTTGCTACAGCTAATGTAACAGGAAGTTTAGGAATATCTGATTCTGTTTCTGTAGGTACTACTTTAAGTGTTATAAGTAATACTTCTGTAGGTGGCACATTTACAGTAACAGGCAATGCTTCAGGTGCTGGAACATTAGATGTTAAAGGTGCAGCATCAGTAGGTGGTGCTACAACTATTACTGGAGCTATATCAGGAGCATCTACACTTGCAGTTAAAGGTAATGCTTCCGTAGGAGGTACATTAAAAGTAACAGGTAATCAAGAAAATGCAGGAACATTAGAGGCTGTAGGTAATACTTCTGTAGGTGGAACACTTACAGTAACAAATGCTATTATTGCTAAAGATGAAATGGGTTCAGTTGGAAATGCTTCTGTAGGTGGTACATTAACAGTTACAAATGATTATGTAGGTCTTGATAGATTTGACAATGTAGGTGCTGCATCAGTTGGTGGATCAATGGTACTAACTGGAGATATAGATGTAGCAGGTGGCATATCAGGAACAGGCACTTTAGACATTAGACAAAATGCTTCTGTAGGTGGAACATTAGTAGTTACTAATAATCAAGCTAATGCAGGTACTTTAAGTATTGTTGGTGCTGCTTCTGTTGGAGGCACATTAGGTATAACTGGTAATGCTTCTGTAACTGGTACTTTAGCAGTAACAGATGAATTTACTTTTGCAACAGCAAATACTACAGGTAATTTAGGTATTCTTAAAAATGCTTCAGTTGGTGGTACTTTCCATATACAAGGTAACACTTCAGCACAAGGAACATTAAATGTTAAAGGTGCTGTATCTGTAGCTTCTACTCTTGGAGTTGAAGGAGAAATAAATAATGAAACAGGAAATATAATTATTGATCCTACTACAAAAATTGTAGAAATAAAAGGTGGTGGTTCTACAGATGGTCAAATACAACTTAATTGTAGAAGTAATTCACATGGCCAAAAAATAATGTCACAACCTCATAGTGAGGCTGTTACTAATGAAATGCTTTTACCAAAAGGTGCTAACTCTACATTAGTATCTGAAGCAGGAACAGCAACTATAACTAATAAGACTTATCTTGATGTAGATGGTAATTTAAGAGCAGTTCCTAAATCTAGAAATATTACTACAGCAGGTAAACATACTGCTGCTACTACAGACGTAGGTAACTTTATACATTTATTTTCTTCGGATCAAACTTTAGAAATACCAGGAAGTACTTTTTCAGCAGGAGATATATTTACAGTAGTTAGTCATGGACAGTCTGCTAATTCAACTACTACATATTCAGCAGCAGAGGTACTAGCTTTTGTTGCAGGTGCAGAAACATCAACTGCTTTAATTACAATAGCTAATAATGGAGTTTCTTCAGTATTATTTACAAGTGCTGGAGGATGTATAATTACAGGAAATGTGAGTTAAATTATGACAGGTATTCAACAACTTTTATTGACTAATTTTCTTAGTGGTGCTAGTGATCAAACTGCA